ATGAATGGTACCGACGTCCTGCTGTACGTCGACAACGGCTTCGGGACGCTCGTCGTCGTCGGGTCGCAGCGGAACGTCGATTTTAAGGAAGCGACCGCGGCGATCGACGTGTCGAGCAAGATCAGTCGGAACCGGCGGATCATCGCCGGGCGCTACAGCTCAGACGTCACGCTGTCGCATCTCTACGTGCCGACGGCGAGCGGCTACGGCCGACTCCGCGATGCGATGCGCGCCGGCACGGCGATCACGGTCGGCCGCTATCAGGGCGGGAGCAAGCTCGAGCAGTCGAGCGCGATCGTGACATCGCTCGACGGGAATTTCCCCGATCAGGGCGCGGCCGTGATCTCGATCGGCTTGGCCGTCGACGGCGCCTGGCAGTAGAATCCTCGATCGGTCAACAGGCACGCCGGGAGTCGTGACGTTATGGGGATGCAGGGCAAGCTACAGGATCTACCGATCGGCGACGACACGTACAAGATCGTCTTTACGACGGCGGCCTTGTGCCATCTCGAAGAGCTGACCGACGAAGCCTTCTGGACGTTTCGCGACCGGATGCGATCGGGCGGCATTCGACTCCGCGACACGATCGCGCTCATCGCCGCCGGCCTCGAGGGCGCCCGGCTGCGGATGTTCAATCGGCATCCGATTTGGACGCTCGAGCGGACGGCCGGCCTCTTCGATGGGGCCGAGGCGCCGTCGCTCGAGGACTGGGTCGGCCAGCACGGCACGATGATCACGCGGGCGCTGCTCGAGGCGCTCGTCGGGCCGAAGCCGGACACGCCGCCGGCGTCGCCGCCGCCGCCGGCGAAGGAGCTCGACCCAAGCCCTTTGGACGGGCGCGATTCTGGCGCGAGTACCTCGACGTCTGCCTCGGCGCCGGGCTAACAGAATCGCGCGCCTGGGGGCTGACCCTGGGCGAAGCGGAGCGGGCCGTACGGGCCGCCAGGCGGCGCGACGACGTCGCGAGGCTCACGGCGGCATGGTGGACGGCGGCGCTGTCCAGACAGCCGCGTATGCCGTCCCTGCGGTCGCTCTTATGGCCGACGCCCGGGCCGCAAGAGCTCGAGCAGGCGGCGCGGGATCACGAGGCCGTCGTCGCGCAGGCCGAGGCCCTGCGCCTGGGGCGTACGCTGAATTGACGGGATCGCCCGCTGCCGGGAAAGCAAGGGCCGTGATCGCGCGTGGCTGACGACAACCTCGGATCCCTCGGCGACGCCTTCGTCTCAATTAAGGCCGACTTCACCGAGCTCAAAAACGAATTCGGGGCCGCCTTCGGCGAGATCGGCAAGATGCTCGGCGAGCTCGAGGCGAGCGGCGCCTCGATCGCGTCCGGCATCGCGACCGGCTTCGCCGTCATGGTCGGCGCCGGCGTGGCGGCCGCCGCGGCCGTCGCCGGGATCACGGCCGAGATCATCAGTTTCGGCGACGAGGGCGCGAAGGTCGACGACGTTACGAAGTCGTTTGACGCGTTCGCGCAGGGCCTCGGCATCGCCGGCGGCACGGCGCTCCAAAACCTGCGCACCGGCACGGCCGGCCTCGTCGACGACTTCACGCTGATGAAGGACACGACGAAGGCGATGTCGGCCGGCCTGAAGCTGACCGCCGATGACTTCACGCTCGTTGGCGAGGCCTCGCGCATCATGGCGAAGCAGGCCGGCGTCGAGACGAAGCAAGCCTTCGAGGATCTGACGAACGCGCTCGACAGCGGCATGACGAAGGCGCTGCTCCGAAATTACGGCGTAGTGTCCGACGTCAAGGGCGCGAATGCCGATCTGAAGGACACGCTTCGCCAGCTCAACGAAGAGACGACGACGGGCGCCGACATTGACGCGAAACGCGGCGCGATCATGGACGCGCTGCGGCTGATCGTCGAGAAAACCGGGAATCAGTCGCTCGACTTCGGCGAAAAGATCACGGTCGCGAAGGTTTCCTTTACCAACTTCACCGATCAACTTTCGGTCGCGATCGCGCGCTCGCCGGCGCTGAATGCGGCGCTCGACACGATCGAATCGAGCATCGCGAAGGCCTTCGGCGAGGATAGCAAGCAAAGCATCGCGACGATCGTGTCGTACGTCGACAAGTTCGCGATCTTTGTCGCCGGCGCCGCCGAGACGGCCGTCACGGGCGCGAAGTTTATCGTCGAGGCCTGGGACGGCATCAAGATCCTTTTCGACTATCTGCTGATCGGCCTGCTGAGCGTCTCCGAGGGCGTCTCGAAAGTCGTCGCGACGATCGCCGACGTCGCCGACAAAGTGCCCGGCATGGGCGACAAGTTCAAGGGCCTCGGCGCCGTGTTTCAGCAGAACGCCGATCTGGCCGAGCAGCAGCGGCAGATCCTGATCAAGAGCGCGAACGACAATCTGGATTCGGCCTCGAAGCATATTCAGGCCTTCGACGGCATGCATGACGCGATCGACAAGGTCCGCGCGAAGATGATCGAGGCGGCCGCCGCGGGCGACGTGCAAGAGGACGCGACGAAACGCGTCACGGCGGCGACAGGCGACGCGAAAGACAAGTCGGACGCGCACGCGCAGACGATCCTCGACGTCACGAAAAAACTCACCGATCTCAATGCGAGCCTGCTCGATGCCGAGCGGAATCACCTGACGCTGACCGACATCGAGAAAATACACGGCGGCGAGATCGCCGACCTGACGCTGAAGGCGAAAGAGTTCGGGCTCTCGATGCCGGACGCGATCGCGTACTGGTCGGAAGCGATCACGAATTCCAAAGTCGAGCAGACGACGCTCGATACGATGGTCAAAGTACAGGACGCCGTCGCGAAAGGCTTCGAGGGCGCGGCGCAGCTCGCGGCCTCGAGCCTCGGCAAACTGAACGCGAATCAGAAGACGCTCGTCACGACGGCGACCGACGTGCAGGCGCAGATCGTGGCGGCGACGCAAGTCGGCGCCGATGCGCAGCTCGCCCTCGTCGACGCGCGGCTCACGAAAGAGATCGAAAAGCTCGGCCCGCTGCCGGACGCCTACGCGACGGCCTACAACGCGGCCCGCGACGCCATCGTCGCCGCGCAGAAGTCGGCCGAGGATGCGATCGACGCCCGGGTCACGGCGGAGCTCAATAAGATCGCGAATACGGAGTACGCCAGCGAAGAGGCGCGCACGGCCGAGACGCGAAAGGTCAACGACGAGGCCGCGGCGCAGAAGACGACGATCGATGGCAAATTCGCGAACGAGATCACGAAGCTCGGGCTCGTGCCGGCGGCGTACGCCGACGCGCACGGCAAGGCGACGGACGCCGTGCAAACCAATGCGCAGATACAGCGCGACCTGATCAACGGCACGGCCGACACGCTCATCCGTCGGATGTCCGACGCCGGCGTGAAGACGAAAGACGCGCTCGACAGCATCGCCGACCGCGCGAAAAGCGACTTCGATCAGATGAAGGAATCGGGCGAATTCACGTCCGGCGAGCTGATCGCGCAATGGCAGAAATACGAGAAGGACGCCGGCGAGGCCGTCGGCGGATTCAAGGGCGCATGGGATAGTTTTCTCGGCGACGCGTCGGCGAACGGCGAAAAGCTGATCAATGGGCTGATCGGCGGCTGGCAATCGTTCAAGTCGGCCGCAAAGCAAGTGCTCGACGACTTTATCTCGTACTTCGAAAAGGCCGTGGTACAAAAGCTGCTCGCCTGGGCGCTCGACGTGTCGGGGGGATGGGGCAAAGCGTTTACGGACATTACGAAGACCGTCAGCGAAGACGCGGTCGTGGTCGACACGGCCGCCACGACGGCCGAGGCGACGTCGGCTACCTCGAGCGCGGCCATCGCGAGCGACGGCGCGGCCGCCGTGAGCGTATGGGCGTCGGTCGCGACCGGCATCGGCGCCGCGATCCTCGCCTGGGAACTGTACAAGTCAAAAGGCACGGGCGATCCGGAGCAGGCGAACATCGCCGATCAGCGGAAAGAGGCCGATCGCCTCTTCGAAGAGCTCGTCGCCGAGGGGATCGATCCGAACGATCCGGCGAATCAGCCGAACGCGTGGACGCAGTACAAGGCGCTGTATCCCGGCCTCGCCGAAGGCGGGATCACCTTCGGCCCGATGCTCGGCCTCTTCGGCGAAGCCGGGCCCGAAGCCGTCGTGCCGCTCGATCGCTACGACGAGATGATGCGCGGCGGCGCACCGGCGGCCGCGGGCGGCGGCGGCGGCGTGCGGCAGACGCCGCTCGCCGTGAACGTCGACGGCCGGCTGCTGACAATGGTCGTGATCGAGCATACCGGCGAGATTACGCGTCTGATGGGCGTGCCGACCTAACCCGCTTTTGGAGAGGATGATCTGATGTCCGTACAACTTGCGACCACCACGCGCAATTCTCGGCTCGACGCGATCGAAACCGAGATCGGCACGTCGCCGATCTTGAAGCTGCGCACGGGCGCGCCGCCGGCGAATTGCGGCGCGGCCGATTCCGGGACCGTGCTCTGTAGCATGACGCTGCCATCTGACTGGATGGCGGCCGCGGCGAGCGGCGCGAAGGCCAAGTCGGGCGTCTGGAGCGGCACGGCGAGCGGCGGCGGCGGCACGATCGCCCATTTCCGGATCTACGACTCCGGCGGATCGACCTGTCACATTCAAGGCACGGTCGGCCTCGGCAGCGGCGATCTCTCGCTCGACAACAACGTCGTCGCCGACGGGCAGACGATCACGATCTCGACGTTCACACTGACCGACGGCAACGCGTAAGGCGCGCCGATGTCTGCGTCGATCGTTCAAACGAAGAGCGTCACGGGCAACGGCAATCTTGCCGTCACGCTGACCGGGACGCCCGTCGTCGGGAATCACCTCATTTTGCACATTTCGGCGTACAGCAATACGTCGATCTCGAGCGTCACCGACAATCAAGCGACGGGCGGAAACACCTATCAGAAGGACGCCGAAGTCGGCATCGGCACGCCCGGCGCCGACGCGATCGTCTCGTCGATCTTTTCTTGTCACGTCACGAAGGCCAGCGGCACCTTCACGATCACCGTGCACGTCGGGACGACGGGTCATACGATCGTCTGCAGCGTCGCTGAGCGGAGCGATCTCGATCTCACGACCTGGTTTGATCAGAGCGGCACGGCGAGCCACGTCGGATCGACGCAATCGAGCGTGACGGCCACGGGCGCTAACGGCTTTCCGGCCGACGTCGTCGCGGCCGTGACGACGCTCGACGGCACGAGCTCGAATGCGGCGATCTCGAATCCGCCGAGCGGCTACACCGATGCGATCGGCGTGCAAAACGACGTCAATAATTTCGTCGGGCACGAGGGCGCCGAGAAAGAAGTCACCGCGACCGAGACGTCGAGCTGCACCTGGTCGTCGACGCTGACCGGGATCACGCAATGGACGGCCGCGATCGCGACCTACAAACGGGCGATCCGATCCGGCACACTCGCGACCACGCTCGGCGCCGTCACGGAGTCGGCCACGGGCGCCGCGGCTGTCACCGGCACGTCGACGCCGACGCTGTCGGCCGTGACGCCGTCGGCGACGGCCGGCGCGCTCGTGACGGGAACGCTGCAGTAACATGCCAGGCGGGACGCTCGATCCGGTCACGCTCGGCGGCAGCGGCGGCGCCTCGGTTACGGGCACGCTCGCCGTCACGCTCGGCCCGGTCGCGCTGACCGGCGCCGGGTCCGATCGGCCGCGCGAGCTGCTGCGGATCGCCGGCGTCGACTATACCGATTACATCGTCGATCCGACCGGCATCGCCTTTACCGACAATCTGAGCGCACGGTCGACCGTCACGATCCGGCTCGTCGACGTCGCCGGCTTCCTCGGCCTGTTGCCGATGCCGAGCGCGGGCCAGGCGATCGACCTGTACGATCCGCAGAGCGTGCACGTCTTCGGCGGCACGATCGACAAAGTCGACGCGACTTGGCCGGTCGACGACGACGGGCCCGCGCAGTCAATTCATACCGTCTTCGTCACGCTGACCTGCGTCGATCGGTCGCAGCTCGCCGACCGGAAGATCGTCGCCACGATTTACACGGCGCAGACGGCGGCCTTTATCGTCGCGGATCTCGTCGTGCAAGGCGGCCTCGACGTCGACGGCGTCACGGTCGATTGTCCGACGGTCACAGTGATTCCGACCTTCGTCGCGAATTATCTGTACGTGCGCGACGCGCTCGACGCGCTCTGCACGCTGCTCGGCCTGGGCTGGTGGATCGACGAGCTGCTCGTGCTGCACGTCCGATCGCGCGCCGCGATCGTCTGCGCGTTTTCCTGCACCGATGCGGCGGCGAATTTCATTACCCTGACGCGGTCGATCGGCCGCGATCAGTATCGGAACCGGCAGTACGTGCGCGCCGGCAACGACACGACGAACACGCAAACTGAGCACTTCGTCGGGGATGGGACGCGCCAAACCTTTACCACGAAATTTCCCCTCAACAGCGTACCGACGATCACCGTCAACGGCAGCAGCAAGACGGTCGGCATTCGCGGCGTCGACAGCGGGAAAGACTGGTACTGGTCGAAAAACACGAATCAGATCAATCAAGACACGGGCGCGAGCGCGCTGACGACGTCCGATACGCTCGCCGTGATTTACATCGGCCTGTTTCCGATCCTCGCGTTCGGTCAGAACGACAGCTCGATCGCCGCGCGGCGCGCCGTCGAGGGCGGGACCGGCTGGTACGATGCGATCGAGAATCAGCCGCAGGTGAATAGTTCGGACCTGGCGCAAATGTCCGTCTTGGCGCTGCTCGATCAATTCCCCATTAAAACGATCCTGACGATCTCGACGGACACGCCCGGCGCCCGGGCCGGCCAGCTCTTAACCGTGACGCGCACGCGCGAGGGCGTCTCCGGGCAATTCCTGATCACGTCCGTACACACGGCGGACTTGGGGATCGGCCGCTGGCGGTATACCATCACCGCGGCCAGCGGCACGGCGGTCGGCGGCTGGATTCAGTACTTCCTGCGACTGGCGCAGGCGCGGATTCAGGCGATGTCGCCGGCGAGTGATCTGCTGCTGCTCGTGCGGAACGTGATCGACGGCGTGACGGTGCACGACGTCTTGACGGCGACGACGGGCGGCGTCGAGACGCGGATCGGCTTCATGATGATCGGCTATGGGGAGATCGGCTGAGATGCGACAGGGCCTCGAGATCCGCGCCAATGTGACGGTTTGCGTGGTCGACGCCGCGACGCGACGCGTCCTGCGCGTCGAGCGGCAGCATAATCTCGTCGTCACTACCGGCCTGAATCTGATTCGGGATCTGCTCAACGGCGACGCCGTCGCCGGCCTGACGTACTTCGCGGTCGGCACGGGCACGACGCCCGTCGCGTCGACCGATACGACGCTCGCGGCCGAAGTCTTTCGCGATGCCGTGACGCAGACGATCAAGGGCACGGCCGAGCTCACCGTGAAATATTTCCTTCCGACCACGCAAGCCAACGGGAACACGCTCGCCGAGGCCGGCCTCTTCAACGCGGCGTCGGTCGGCACGATGTTCGCGCGCGTCGTGCTGGCCGCGACGATCGTCAAGACATCGGCGATCGAGGTTACGTTCGCCTGGGATCTGACGTTCGCGCCCGCGTAGGGACTAACTGCCATGCCGATCCGCCTCGACGAGCTCGCGCTGAAGGCCGCACACATTGCCGAGATGATTGCGGCGATCCGCGCCAAGACGATCGTCGTGAAGCGATTCGGCGGCGCGACGATCGCCTCGTTTGCCGACGAGGACACCTTTCAGACGGCGCGCCTCGACTTCGTGCACTGGCTCGAGGGCGCCGACGAGCCGGCGATCCGCGCGAAGATCGCCGACGAGCGGGCCGCCCTGGGGCCCGACGTCGACGCGCTCATCGCGGGCTATGTCGGCGGCCTGCCGACGCCGATCGTCTTGGCGATCAGCCGGCTCGAGCTCGCCCTGCTGGCGCTCGGCGAGCATCCGGCGCAGCTCTCGCGCGCGGCCGCGGCCGCCGACGACGAAGGATCCTAAATCATGAGCAGCCCTTACGTACCGACAACCTGGGTCACGGGCGACGTCGTCACGGCGACGAAGGCGAATAATTGGGAAACGCAGTACGCCGACGTCTTCGACAGCGGCGCAAAGACGGCCTCGGCCGCCTGGACGTGGGCCAACGGCACGACGACGACGTCGCGGCCCGTGCACACGATCACGCAAACGTGGAACGCCGGCGGCGTGTCATTTGTCGGCGTGTCGCACGTCTTCACCGAAACCGCGGCCGGCGCCGGCTCGCGGTACTTTCAGATCCTCGGCGGCGCGTCCGGCGTGACGGATGAATTTTTCGTACAGCAGGGCGGCGTCGGATTCTTCGCCGCGTCGATCGCCTCGCCCGTGATCAACGCGACCACAGGCTTTCGGATCAACAGCGCAGCCGCGACCGGCACCTTTCCGCGCGGCAATAGTATTAATTACGTCTCGTCGACACTCACGATTGCCGACGCGGCGGCGGCCGGCAACGTCATGTACGCGAGCGGGACGAATGCGGTATCGGCGAATGCGGGATTTAACCTTGACAGCAGCGGCCGCGTCGGATTGGGTACTTCCGCCACTGGGTCGATCCTGATCAACGTCGCGCAGTCGCCATCAGGCGGAACCGGACAGAGCGGTTTACAGTTTGGCAATTTCGTCGCGACCAGCGCCGCGACGGCCTCGATCACCGGCGTATACATGGGGATCACGACGGCCGCGTCGACGACGACGGCGAATCTGCGCGCGTACTACGGCGCCGGGATCGCAATGGGCGGGAGCGCGGTCCTGACTCGGCTGACAGTCTTCGGCACGATTGATTACGGTTCTTATTCCACTAATTCGGCGGGATTCTTCTACGGCGACGATACGACGTTCACCGGGAATTGGGCCTTCTACAATCAAACGACGAAGGCGAGTTACTTCAATGGCGGCGTGAGCGTCGGCACGACGACGGCCGCCGGAACCGGAAACATTCTCATCGGGACCGGCAATAATCAACTCGGCGTCGGCAGCATTTTGGCAGACGCGCAGTTTTCGCTGACCGGCACCTTTACCGGGAATAGCGGGAACACGCTCGGATACATCGCCGGATTGTCGCTGACGACGACGATGTCGCCCGACGTGAGCCGCAACGCGTTTGTATGCCGCCTGGCGCCGACGATCGTTGAAGCGGCGAGCGGCACGCACACGCTGCTCGCGGCCCTGCGGATCATTCTCACGATCACGAACGGCGGCGCGACGACGACGGACGCCGCCGGCATGGACGTCAATACGTTCGCGGCCGCCGCGGGCACGACGACGGCGAGCGGGATCCGCGTCGACGGGCCGACCGGCGCGACGAACAATTACGCGATCAACGTCTTGAGCGGGAATAGTCTCTTCGTCGGCAACATTACCGCGAACGCATTGATCCCGGCCTCGTCGACTGTGCCGACGAACGGCATGTATCTCGCGACGACGAACGCCGTCGCCTTCGCGACGAATAGCGGCGAGCGCGTTCGGTTTCACGCGTCGGGCGGCGTCTCGATCGGCAATACGACGGACCCGGGCGGAACGAGTCTGAGCGTCACGGGCGCCGGCACGTTCGGCGCCGTACTCACCGTGAACGCTGGCGGCGTGACGGCGGAAGGAGTTTCGCAATTCACCCATGCTTCCGGAATTGCCCTGAGCGTGTTTTCGCAGACGGGAGCAGGGAGTACACCGATGGCAATTTACCAACGACACGGTAGTAACGGTGATTACCTGATGTCGTTTCGCAACTCCAGCGCGGCTGAGTACGGCAGCGTGACGCAGGTCAACGGCACCACGATCGCGTTCAATACCACGTCGGATCAACGGCTGAAGCGTGATCACGGCCGATGCGTGGATCTGACGCTGCTACGACGGCTGATCGTGCATGATGCGGCCTGGGCGGCCGACGGCATGCGGTACCCGATGTTCTTCGCGCAGGAAGTCATGCACGAGGCGCCGTTTATCGTGACGGCGGGGGATCCCGATTGGGCCACGAATCCGGACGTCCGTCGGCCGTGGATGACGCACGCCGTCGAGCTCATTCCGGCGCTCACGGCCGGATGGCAGGACCACGATGCCCGGCTCGAGGCGCTCGAGCGGCGCGCCGCTTGACAGTGCGGCATACCGCGTTATAGGCTCTCGAGCGGGAGAGAATACAGACCATGACGCCACGATTCGCACGACGCACACGCCAGGCCGCGATCGGCCTGCTGATGATCATCGCCTTGATCGCCGGCGCGCGCCCGGCGCACGCACAAGCCGGATTCGGTCGGATGGCCGCCGCCGTCGACGTTGCCAAGCCGTACGTCTTTCTCGACGGCACGCCTATGCTATGGGTCGGGGGATGGGCGATCGGCGAAGGGTTCACGCCGGAAAAGTCGATCTTCATTGACGGGCGGTACGTCGGCGGCGCTTGGCCGGTCTATCGATCGGACGTCTGCCGATACTACGGCTTCGGCGGCGGCGCCGGCTGGTTTGGCTGCGATGACCCCGGGCCGCATTTCTGCGCGGCCGGCGCGCCGGGCGGCGCGATCGTCGCCAATGACTGCGTCGGTATGAGCCAGTGGATCAACCTGTCGATCGTCGGGCCCGGCCGGCACGTCGTACAATTCTGCGCCTCGCACCTGCCGAGCGTCGACAGCGAACCGCAGAAAGCCTGCTCGGCGCCGAAGCCGTTCGTCACGGCCTACGAGTAGATCATGCGGATTATTCGCTTCGACAGTCGTCAGGCCGAGCAGGCGCTCGCGTTTCGCTGGCTCTACTGCGCCTTCAACTGCAAGGCCGAGCAGCGGTCGACCGATCAGATCAATCGGAACCTCGAGATCCTCGAGCTCTTTCACGAGATCAGCACGCCGGACGAAACGACGTCCTGGGCGCCGTACGTCGAAGAGGCCCGGGCCCTGAAGCCGGGCCCGCAGCAGCTCGCGCTGACCGACGCGCAGTACAAAGTGCTCGAGCAGACGCTCGAGGCCGCTGAGACAATGCTGCAGCCCGTCGCCGTGCTGCGGTACCTGCGGCCGACGGCCGCGCTGCTGCGCGCGGCGCCGCGCGAGGCCGCCGAGGGCCACGTCGCGCGCCGGCGGAAGCCCTAACGGCCCGGGTTTTTCCAACGGCATAACCCGGCCGCAGCGTGCGCGTGTCATAGGCTAGCCTTCCATGCTGGCAGTCGGGACGATCGTCACGACGACGGAAGTCTTCTTGAAGAAATTCCTCGTGCTGCCGGTACTGGTCGTGCTCGCGCCGTGGTCGGCCTGGCTTGTGGTCGCGGGCGTGCGCGTCCATCCGACCGCGGTCGCGCAAACCTCTCGCACCTTCATTAACCCATTCGTGAGCGGCCAGCAGTCGCCGCTCGATTGGGAAATTAATAACCTCGATCGCCGATTGAGTGAGCTCGAGGGCTCGAAGCCGGACACGCGGATCGCCGTGCTCGATACCCGCTTGACGAACATCGACGCCGAGATCGCGAACATCGGCAAAGACACGGCCGCGAATCAACTATTTAACCGGAGCATCGCCCTTACGGTGCTGGCGCAGCTCCTAATCAGCGGCGTTAATTTTCTTTTCGGTCGACGGCATCGCCCGTGATCTGGTTCTCTTTATGGCTGGCGCTGACCGTGCCGACGCTGATCGCGCACGCGTGGCTCGAGCGGCGCGCACGGCATGCCGAGGCCGTCACGGCGATCACCCTCGCCCGCATCGAGCATTTGCTCGAGGAATTAGTGAAACGCAGCCCGGCCGCTCGGAAGATCGTCGTTGACGAGCTGCAGAAAGCGACGCACTAATGCCGGCGAGCCTCTCAGCGGTCGCGCGTCACTTCCTCTTCGTGCGCGAGACGGAAGGCCCAAACCGCGGCGCCTTCGTCGATTTCTTTCAGCGATTCACCGACGGCCGCCCTGGCGATCCGTGGTGCTGCGACTTTGAAAGTTTCGTGGAGTCGATTGCGTACGACGGCCGGCCGCCGACGCTGCGCACGGGATCCTGCGCGGATAAGCTGGCCGATGCCGACGCGAAAGGCTTTCGCGTGCTCGAGCCAGCGGTCGACGATCTGTATTTCTTTCTCGACGCGACCGGGCACGCGCACCACGTCGGCATTGTGACGGCGACGGCGCCGCTCGCCGGCATCGCGGGCAATACGTCCGCGGACGGCTCGAGCGTGAACGGCGACGGCGTCTACGAGCATGCGATCGCCGCCGGCCCGTCGACCGTCTTCGTACGCCCGCGGTAAACCTCACAAGGAGATCCGATGCACGCGTTTCTCGTCAATCCGATCACGAAGGCCGCCCTCGGCGGCTTCCTGGCCGGCTTCGCCGTCGACCTGCGGGCCTACATGCAGCGGAAAGACGGCGTGCCGTACGACTGGGGCGTCGCGGTCGCGCGCTGTCTCGAGGGCGCCGTGAGCGCGGCCGCGGCCGTCGCCGGATACGGCGGGTTAGTGGGGTAAATGTCATGAATCCGATCATTCCGCGATCAATCGTCGTCGGCTGCCTGCTCGTCGTCGCCTCGAGCTGCGCCTCGAGCGGGCTCGCGCTGAAGCAACAGGCCGTGACGACGCTCACGGCCTCGGAAGTCGTCATGAAAGACGCGCGGCTCGCCGAGCTCGCCGTCTTCAAGGCGAACCGGATCACGCTGACGCAGCACGTCGCCTTCCTCGACGCGCTCGCGACCGCGCAGCAGGCCGAGATCAGCGCGGCGCACGCGCTGCAGCTCTGGACGCCCGGCGCGCCGGCGCCGGCCGACGCCGCCGGCTACCTGGCGGCCGCGCAGGCCGTCGTCGCGGCGCTGCAGGCCGCGAACCTGCCGGCGACTGAGCCGGCGCTCCTGAAGGCGCAGGCGCTCGTCGTCGACGCGCAGGCCATCCTGAAAGCCCTGGGGGGATCATGAATCCGGATACCATCGCGAAATGGGTCGCGCTCGCGACGTCGGCGCAGCCGCTCGTGCAGGCCGGCATCCTCGCCGCGACGCAAGTCGTCGGCCTCTTTCGGCAGGCGCATCCGACCGCGACCGACGACGAGCTGAATGTCGCCCTCGGCGATCTCGTGACGCAGGCGACGGCCGAGCTCGAGGCGATCGCCGCCGAGCGCGCCGCGGCTGTCTCGACGGTACCGACCGTCGCGGGCGGATCGCCGGCCGGCCCGGGCGCGCCCGTCCGGCCGGATCCGCCTGAGCTGCCGCCCGTCTAGACGGCCCGTGGACGGGCCAGGACGGCATCAGGCGCGCGCACGGCGCCGGCTACGGCGTTTCCCTCGTGCCAGGCCTCGATCGTCGGCCCTGGGCCCGGCTATAATGCCGGCATGCCGTTCCTTGAACGTCTGCGCACCTGGCGGCGCCAGGTGACGGCGCCGGCCGTGCCGCCGAAGTGCCCGGCGTGCGACTGCCGGCTGCCGCTCGAGCCGCTCGGCGGCGATCGCTTTCTCTGTCACGGCTGCGCGAAGGACTTCCGCGCCATCCGGACGCCCGAAAGCGACTGGCGGTACGACACGCGGCCGCTCCGCTACCTGCGGCGCTCGGCCTGATTTACAACCTGGTTGGTTAACAGGTTTTCCACAGGTTTTCCACAGCACGCGCGGCCGCTCGGATCGCCGGTTTTCCACAGGGCTATGGGCTGCCGCGCGTGGATCAAGTCGCGTGCCATCGGATCAGCGCAGCCAATGAAACCGGGCCTCGTCGACGAATGTCCGCGGCGGACTCCGGATCGGAGTCTGCCGTACCCCTCTCTTTCTCTCTCTGTACCGATCCGGATCTCGGAGCAGATCCGGATCGGGCTCGGCCATCTCTGCCAGGACCATGCTAGGGAGAAGATCCGGCGCGCCGCGGCCGCGGAAATGAACGCTTGACAGTGCCGGACAGTGCGTATACGATCAGGGCATGGGAATCGACAAGACGCGGGCGGCAATGATGGGGCGAACGGGCTGCACGGCCGACGAGGCGGACGGCCTGATCGCGATCGCGCGCGAGATCGTCGGCGTTCGGCGGACGGGCATCGCGCGGAGTTTCACGGCCGATGATCTGTCGAATCCGCCGACGCTGAGCGCGGCGCGCGCGCTGCGGCTGGCAAAGAAATACGCGGGCCCTCTCGGCCGCGCGATGGGCCTAGCGATCAGCTACGAAGGCGGATTCTACGCGGCCAACGGCGCCGGCGCATGGGCGCACGGCCGGCCGAACATGCGCGGGACGGCCGGTTACAGCTCGGCCCGGATCAACGTCGGCCGGCGGGCGTCATGAGCGCGCGCCGCGATTTCTTTCTCTTCGTCGCCGGCGAGTGGGAGGGCACGGCGCCGTCGCTGATGCTCGCGTGTCGCCTCGCCGACCGCGGCAACGTGCAGACCGGCCAGCGATGGGCGCGCGGCACGGCGTACTCGATTCAGCATCGCGGCCGGACGGTCTACGTCGGCCGCTGCGGTATGAATGCGTGGGATCCGGATGTCGACAGCAGCAGCAGCAGCTCGAGCGCATGGTCGCGTCTCGAGCCTTTCACGAAGGGACGATCGAATGAATGACAACGAACGACACGATCGCAGCGATCAGCCGTCCGGCAATCTGCCGGACGATTACGATCGCATCTTGGGCGCGCTCGACGGCGTGCAGCAGGTGATCAAAACGAAGCCGTCGATCTTTACCGTCATGCCGCTATTCGGCGTCGGCGGCTCGACGCTCTACACGGTGACGACGGCGCGCCAGTGGCACACGACGCTCGACAAGAAAGGCAAGGAGCGCACGATCTCGCGCGACGTGATCTTCCTGCAGGTGGTCCGATCGGGCGTGCCGCCGATTCGGGTCGCGCTGCCGGCGGAAGTCGCCGACGCGTTCGCGCGCCAGCGTGACGCCGTCACGACGATGCAGCGGCGGAACAACGGCCGGCGGATCGCGGCCGAGCGGAAGGCGCGAAAAAAGTAATGGGCTGGCTCTTTCGAGCCCTGCGACTCTATCGGGACGCTCGCGCCATCCGGCGCGGGCGTCTCGTGCAGCGGATCTACAATCGGACTCTGTCGCGGACAGCCTTCCGCATCGTGAGGAAATTCTACCGATGATCACAAATGGCGGCCCGGCGTTTCCGATGCTCTCACGGCCGAGCGATCCGCAGCTCGCCGGCCTCTCGAAGCGGGATTACTTCGCGGCGCGCGCGCTCGGCGGGCTCGTCGTCGAGCGGGAGCGTGCCTCGTGAGCCTATGGGCCTGGCTGCGGCGCGCGTGCGGCTTGTGTCCGCATGCGAGCTCGAGGCGCGAGCGCGACGCCGGCGGACAGCCGGTCTACGTCTGTAACGACTGCGACCGGACGCTCGAGCCCGTGCTCGCGCGGGCGGCGCACGAGATCGGCATGCGCGAGGCGGCGCGGCTGACGGCGGCCGATCGCCTGAAGGCGCAGCGGCGGCCGGCGCCGCCCGCGACCGTGACGTCGATCCGTCGCCGGCGCCGCGACGCTTGACAGCGCGGCATAGTGCATGAAAGACTGGGGCCCTTATGCGAATCTTGCAACGGTACAACCTGGCCGCGATGATGTCCGACGCCGTCGCGCGCGGCTGGCGGATCGCCGACGTGCATCGCGCCGCGAATGCCTGGCGCGCGAAACAAAAGCCGGCGCAGCCGGCGCTGAGCTACGACGCGGTCGCGCGCTGCCTGGCCGGCCGGTTTCACAATCCGCCCGTCGTCGTCGCGATCGCGGCCGCGCTCGGCAAGTCGGAATCGTTCTACCGCGATGATCTGAATACCAAGCGGCCGCGGCGCGCGACCGCAGCCCGATAGAAAAAAGAAAGGGCCGCTCGGTCGGTGAAACCGAGCAGCCCGGGACGAATCAGCCAAACGCCGCAGCAGCGAAAGGACCGAACCGAATGAGCCCGCAGAATACCACACTCGCCAAAACGCCCGTTACCACGCTCGAGCCCGGGCGCCCGCTCGAGCCCGTCGTCGCCGGCCTGTTGACGACGGTCGACGCCGTCACGGCCCGCATGCAGGAAATGACAAGAGTCGCGACCGTGCTGTCGCCGTGGGGCCAGCGGCCGAGCCATCTCGCCGAAGGCTTCGCCGTCTCGATGGCCGTCGTCACGCTCGAGCCGGACGTCGACCAATACGGCAACGGCGCCGAAACCTACCGCGGAAGTTTCATGAAGGCCGATCAGCGCGCGCCGAACAAGGTCGGGCTGCGGAAGTTGTCCAACGCGCTCGGCATCGAGTGGCTGCCGCAGAATTGCGGCCGCGTCGACGACGGCCGGCGGCCGCACGTCTGCCGCTTCGCCGTGACGGGCGTTTATCGCACGTTCGACGGCGCCGTGCAGAATCTCACGGGCACGGCTGAGATCGACTTCAGCGACGGGAGCGAGCAGATCGGCGGCTGGACGCCGGCGGCCTGGGCCGAGCTGATGACGAAAAACAAGGCGGCGCTCTCGGCCGGCTCGAAGAAAGACGAGCTCGACTGGTCGGTCGGCGGCTGGTCCGAGCAGCGCGTGCGCGCCGCCCGGCAGAAGGTCGTCGAGCGCGCCGAGACGGCCGCGAAGAATCGCGCGATCCGCGACATCGGCCTGCGGCACGTCTACACGCTCGCCGAGCTGCGCAAGCCGTTTGTCTGTTTCCGCATGACGTACGTCCCGGATATGAGCGATCCGGAGATCAAGCGGCTCGTCACCATGAATAACCTCAGCGGGCTCGCGATGCTCTATCCGCAGCTTGCCCTGAATCCGGCGCCGGTCGCGCAAGGGCCCGACGTCGACGCGGCGCAAGACGTGCCGGCGAAAGGGGGAGAGCCGGGCGCGCCGGCGTCGGATTCAGG